CTCGAGCGCGGCGATGATCGCGTTTTCGATCTGCGCGATGGTTTCGTTCGCCATATGAAATCGGCGGCGGTTCGCCGCCGCTCAGCCTCCCCTGAGATAGTCGATGATCGCCTGCTTGATGTCCTCGATGTCTTCATCCTGCGCGAGCAGGAACGGACGCGCGGGAACCTCGGTGTTCATCTTCATCTTATGCGCCCTGACCGTGACGGTCTTCGGCGCGATGGGTTTCCCGAACGCCTGCGAGATGCGGCGCTCATGCTCGGGCACGTCGACGGTCTTGTCGAACTTGTGGCCGAACTGGTGCACGGCCGCGTAGACGACGTTGGTGCCGGCGCCGGCCGATTCGGCGTCGAACCGGCTCGTGATGCTGTCGAACAGGCGCCCGGAGTCTATGAGCGCTTTTCGTTTCGGCGCTTTCGCGAGCAGCGTCGATTCGGCGAGCGGAGTCCACGGACTCGGCCTGCCGCCCGCCTCGAAGTTCTGGATGACGCTCGCCTCGAGTATCTGCGCGGCGATCTTCATCGGGACGGAGCAGTCCTTGGCGCGGTTCGAGATGCCTTCGAGGTCCTCGCCGAGTTCGATCAGGTCCTCGATATCGATTGTGAGTCTTACGCCGCTCAAAAGTCCGCCATTGTCCCTTCGTCGGTGTCGGTGAAAACCCGGTCGCGGTCTTCGGTCGTCGATTGAATCGTCTGCCCCGTCTCGGAAACAATCGGGTCTGCGCCGAGCGAGATTTTGCCGTCGCGGATAGCAGCGAGCATCTTCATCGCGTTGTCGTGCCGCTTCTCGCGGGTTTCCATCGCGATGTCCCGGCGCGTGTAGCAATACCAGATTGCGATGTCGACCGAGATGCCCTTAATGATTTCCGGTACCGTCGAGAACGGCACGTCATACCGTTCCTGGCAGTACGAATCGATCACGCCGTCGGCGTGCGCGATTGCCTGCGCGACGACGGACGCATCGGCGACGCCGTCCTCGTCGTCATCGGTGAGCTGTACGAGCTGCTCTGACGGCAGCAGTTCTTCGATGTCGGATTGCGTGCAATAGGCCATCGGTTCCTATCCGCAAATTCCCACAGATTTACTTCTTGTCTTTACCTTTGCTCTCGCTTTTCGATGTGTCCGTTTCTTCCTCTTCTGTGTCTTTCTCCGTGTTCTCTGTGGCTGATTTCGAGGGCTCGGGCTGTTCGGGCTCGAGCCAGCCGGCCTTGATCCACGGATGCGTCGGGCACAGGCGGTCGGCATTGACGCCCTTGTAGACGTCGCCCGGCATATAGACCGTGCCGCCCTCCTCGATGCGCTTCTTGGTAATCCATTTTTGTTTGGGCATGTTTCAAATCCCCCTCTTTCCCCCTTTTGCAAAGGGGGAGGAAGTTCTCAATCTGAGAAACAGCGCTGCTTAGGTCGTAACGTTGTCCATCAGGTAGCCGGCGTCGGCCATGACGATGGCCTCGTGCGTATGCTGCCGGCCGCGTATGATGGTCGCCCGGGACTCCTCGTCGCGGTATTCCTCGATGACGACATCCACGGGAGAATCCTCGCTCCACCGGAACGATCTCCCGAGACACGGCTCGAGCAGGTTGATGCCGCCGTCGCTGACCCTGCACAGCATCGCGTATTCGTTGCTCCACAGATCGGTTATCGACGCGTCCTGCCCGAGATCGGCCGAGTCGTATACGCCTTTCCCGACAAGGACGCGTTCGAGCTGGAATATCTGAGCGAGCATATTGGGCTTCACCGTTCCGGGCATGACGCCGGGGAACGAATACTTGATCTGATCGACGACCTGGGCGCATCTGCCGAGATCGAGCGATGTCGAGTACGCGACGATCAGCGTGTCGGGCTCGAGGCCCGTCGCGTCGCGGATCGCTTTCTTGCCCGTGTTGATGTCGTCGATGGGCGTCGCGTTGTCGGCGTCGTCCCACTCGTTGGTGAGGCTGACGGGCGTCCACGTGCTCGTGTTGAAGACGGCATCCGCGACACGTTTCTCGCGTCTTCGAAGGATGACGCTCTTGCATACCATCGCGAGCGCGGATTCGTAGTCGAATATTGTCCGGTATCGCTTGGCCTGGACGTCGTCCTCGACTTCTTCCCACCCGTTCTCCTTGCACGTGACGGTCGACCAGTCGAAGTCCCATTCGGCCCGGTTGTATTTCCCTCGAGGGGCGCGGGCGGTTTGACGCAACTTCAGCATCGTCTCGCGTTTCATCTGGGGATAGTACGCCTCGATTGTCGCAATCGGAAAATCGGGCAGCACCTGAAGCGCGATGAAATCGCCCATGCCCCCGCCCGGCTCATACTCGTGGGCGACGACGCCCAAATCGGGCCGTGGTATTGCGCTTGATGGTTGAGGCATTGTTGGTTCCTCCTATGTTGGTGAAATCCCCCTTTATCCCCCTTTAGGAAAGGGGGAAGTCATTCTTAGGCCGACAGCGCCTCGTACTCGATCCACGTCGCGTAGATGTACAGCGCGTCGGTCGTGTGCGCTCCGGGTGTCAGCTCGATGCTGACTGACTGAGCGCCGGCCGGAATGTCGGCCGCCGCAATCGTGATCGTGTACTCGGCGACGGTCGCGCCGGTGATCGCGGCGGATGCGTCCTCGACCTTCGTGTCGCCCTCGTTGAAAAACGCGTCGCTCGCGATAGTCGGCGTGTCGTCCGTGCCGGCCATCGCCGCGCGCATGTGCAGTACGAGGTCCGCGCCCGCGTTGAGGTCCGGCGGCAGCGGAATCTGGACGACGATCGGATTCGAATCGCTGGCCGCGAAATTCAGGCGGAGCGCCGAGTCGGTGTCGCCGTTCGTATACTCGAGGATCGGCGTCGAGTCCTTCGCCAAAATACCGCCGTGGGCCGCGAGGTTCTGGATATCATCGCTGCCCGCCTCGCGCCAGTCGGTCAGCTTGATCGGTATCCAGCCCTTCACCGTCCTGGCAATCGGCAATGCCTCGACCTGGCTGCCGTCGCCGGACGCCGCCTCGAGCGCGATGTATTGCGGCGGCCCGAGTTCGGTGTCGTCGACCTTTCCGTCGTCGGCCCCATAAAGGAGAGCCAGCGCGGAGAATGCGCCCGCCGCAGTAACGAGAACAGTGCCGGTCGCGTTGACCGGCTGCGCGGCGCAGTTCTCGCCCGAAGCGGCCGACTGCAGGGTGACGCCATGCGGAATGTCGTTCGCGTCGGCGTATACCCATTTGTTGCTCGAGTTGATCTTCACGCGGCGATAGATGGCGAGCGCCTCGCCCGCCTCGCGCGTGATCGGTCCTTCCACCATCTGTCCCATCGTTTCCTCCTGTCTCGAATGGACTCATCCGATTGGCTGTGTTGCCGTCAGCTCTGTTTCGACAGCGCACGCTGGTGATCCAGGAATGCGTCATGCAGCTCGGGCTGTTTGGCCGCGACATGCGCCATCGCCTTCGTCATCGAGCAGTCGTTGTCCTTCGCGTATTGCCGCGAGATCTCCATGAACTCGTGCTCTTCGGACTCCGCCGGCATATCGCCGCCGCGCGGCGCGATCTCGTCGAACTCGACGAGCTTCGGCATCGAGCTCAGGAGTTGCGCGAAGAACTCGGCTCCGTCGCGCGCGTCCTTTTCACCCATCGCGAATTCGATCTTGCCGTTCGCCTCGAGCGCGAGCATGAACTGCTCGAGGCCCGCCTCCTGCCACGCGGGCAGCAGCTTGCCCTGCGATTTCAGGTTCTCACAGAACGTGTGGATGCGGTCCTTGCGCTTGGCGTCCTGACTCTCAGCGAGCTGTTTCTTGAGGTCCGCATTCTCGGCCTCGATGCGCGCGAAGCGCTCACGATCCGCTACGCTCGACATCTGTGCCTGATCGGCCGTGTTCGGACGGGCATCGACGTTTTTGCCGGCGTCGCCGGTGTCCGGCGCGCTCGGCGTCGCCTCGATCCCCAACTGGCTCTCATCGAGCTGATCTATGCTCGAGGAGAACATTTTTTTCAGTGCGTCTTTCAACTTGCTCATGTTTCCACCTCCTTTGTCATTGGTGTCACTGTTGTCATGTATGGCATGCCTGACAGGCGCCTCATAGTCCACGAATATGCGGGCCTCCGGATTGGCGAACACGGGATCGGCCAGGCCCTTGACCTGCGGATTCATCGCGCCGA